AGAGAGGAGATAGCCAGAGCAATAGAGGCTATCCCGATTGAGGATGGAGTGACTAATGCTCTTGGAATGCGTACAGAGGCAGCATCTATTGCCAGAGGCTTAGACAATTATATGACTCAGTGGTTTGAAAGGCAGGTTGACTTTGAGTAATGAAGAGATAGCAGAGTTATTAAACAAGGAGTCCTACCGTATCTGGGATACCACCAAAGTAATCAAGAACCAAGACTACCATGATGGACTGGTTAAAGGTTTGAAGATGGCTGCTAAGTTAGTCGCTAAACTATGATCAATATGGAAATCCCTGATCCCTTTGCTACCTTCGTAGCCAAGAAGTATGCCAACGCTAAAGGTTTAGTTTATGATTTCTTTGCTAAGGAATGGTACCTTAAGACTGCCTGTTGTGGTGAAGAACTCTACGCCCCCAACAAAAAGACTATGACCAAGATCCGTTTATACCACACAAGAAATGAATGCCTAAATGGATATTAAGAAATGTGATCACACTTGGTATATGAGGGAACCTGGGATACAATGTACTAAGTGCTTAGTTATATGGGAGAGCGATGAAAGAGCCTAAGATTATGAAGATGGACTGGAAGTCCCTAGGATATGAGAGAGAGTATAAAGATGGAAGATTACGATGGGTACCTCGACAAGTTTGTCAAGACGAACAGGACAAGGATACTTCCGCTTAGATGGTTTGCCAATCAGTGTGAGTTTGTTGGTAATTATCATTTGATCAAGGCTATTCGCTTAGACCATGTAGGCGATTGGGGTTATGCCAATAAATATCATTCGTTTATGTCAGAAATGTTTTATAAACCTTACTTTAAGTGGGGCACGATATATGAGTTAGTAACAGATAGCGAGTCGCAAGACTCGTAGGGTTGTTTACTATGCTCTATTTTTCGCCGAACTTTACTATTTGCGCCGAGTATGGTATGCTTAGTATATGAAAAATACTTATAAGTGCGCCGACTGCAAAACCTCAATCATCATAGATACCAAGGTTCACACCTTGCCAGAATCTATCATCTGTCCCTGCGACTCCGTAATGCCATTGGCATCGTCTAAGTAAAATGTGGTCTTGGGTATTAGCCTTTATTGGCGTGTCTGGAATATTCCTAGTTGGTAGGAAAACTATCTGGGGATGGTTGGTTCTATGTGTTAATGAAGTCCTATGGATTATCTATGCCCTCACAACAAAGCAGTATGGATTTATCTTTGCTGCAGTAGCCTATGGAATAGTTTATGTTAAATCATTTCTACATTGGAGAAAAGATGGCTGATCCAAATCAGACCCCTGCTCGTGGTGAATGGGTTTGTCCCTGCACTGGATGCTCTAAAGCCCGCAAAAAGGCTTTTAAAGAGGTGTTAGCCCTGCTTGAGGATAAAGACATGGCTTACGCTTGGCATCAAGCATATGTATATGTTAATAGTGAGTTGAAGAAAAAATGAATTGCCCTGTTTGTAATTTATCTAAAGAGTCTGAATACTTTTGGGAAGCACATCAAACCATGTCTGATGGTAAGATTTGGTGTGTTAATGCCAAAAGAAAATCTTAGTATGAGTGATATACTATTGTAATGAATAAAGTTTCTGATACTGGATTTTGGATATCCAATAATGACAATGAGCATAGATTTGTCCCCGAACTATCCAAGGAAATTAATGAATATGTAGCCAATAACAATATTAAAACTGTTTATGATTTTGGCTGTGGGCGTGGTGAGTACCTTAATGAATTACAGAAGTTTGACAATACCCTCGAACTAACAGGATTTGAAGGACACCAGACAGATGGTGTCTTTAATAAAATAGTAAAACAAGATCTTTCCACACCGCTAAACCTCGATCAGGTTGATATGGTTATGTCTATTGAGGTAGGAGAGCACATTCCTAAGGAGTTTGAACAAACCTTTATCGACAATATATCAAACCATGCAAAGAGCCATATCTTTTTATCCTGGGCTATTGTTGGACAAAGTGGCTTAGGACACATTAATTGCCAGAATAATGATTATGTTATTCAGCAATTTGTTGATCGTAGTTGGAAATTAGAAACAGATTTATCAAATAAGATTAGGTATAACATGCCTAATAGCATATGGCTAAAAAATACCTTAATGGTATTTACCAAGGCTTGACTTCTATCTCACTAAAGGATATAATATTACTATGGGCAAACATATAATTGATTTAGGGGATGATGAGTTTATTGAAGTCCCCGAAAAAATTAAATATCAAATATTGATGGACCACTATCAAGCCTCATATCATTGGATCTTTGGCTTTGCTGGGCTAGCAATTGGATTTTTAATAGGTATTATTGCTAAAATGTAATGTGATATAATCTATGTATGGATTCAGAAAACTGTTATGTGTGCGGAGCCAAGGCAGAGTACACGGATAAGGTCATTGATGGCAAGGTTGTTTATACCTGTAAGGCTCACTTCTCATACAGAGATATGCGCTAAATGAACTTTGCACAGATTTTGATGCAACTAGAAAAGTTTGATATACAAAGATTAAGAAAGTGTGAAATTTGTGGCCCTAAATTAAAGGGCACTCCAGGGAAATACCCTGAATGTAAACGACATAAGGATATATGGGAAGATGTATAAGATTGAATTTGACACTGAGTCGCCATATGAAAGATTTAACACAAAAGATGCTGATGGTCAAAGCCTTGTTCACATAATCAACCTTCTTTGTCCAAATAATGCAATTGGCATTGAGGTTGGTGTGTTTACCGCAGAAACATATTGTACTATTTTGCAGAATTGTCCCAACCTAGAGATGCTTTATGGCATAGATAATTATAAGCCATATTGGGATTTTCTTAAAGAGCCTTATAATGAAATCCCTGCCTACTACTGTGACCATAAAACAATTGACTTTGTTGAAAAAATTGCAGATCACAATATAGAGTGGTCTGGTAAAAAAGAAAAGTCAAAAATGATAAAAGAAGACTCATCTATTGCTAAAGATTACTTTACTGATCAGTTTGCTGATTTTATTTTTATTGATACCTATCTTACTTTAGAGCAAGCCGAATTGGATTTATCTGATTGGTATCCAAAACTAAAGGTTGGTGGTGTGTTTGCTGGGCATGATTGGAATGCATCTGTTATACAAAAAGCAGTATATGCATTTAGAGATGCAAACAAAATTTATGGAACTTTAAGCACTTTTGATAATACCTGGATGTGGATTAAAGAGTAAAAGTAAACTCATCGAAGTCTGTTAAATTCATTCCAATTATATATTTATCTCCATTAGTTTTTCTTGGCTCATGTAAAGTAGTGCTTTTAAACAAAATTAAATCCCCCATCTTTGGAAAATAAAAAACATCCTGTGTTGGGAAAAACACTTCTCCGCCATCTGTAGTGTTTAGATAAATAACAACAGAGCAATTATAGAATTCATCGTGATCTTCCGCATCTATATGAGCATTCATGCCAGAATCTAAACTGGTCTGCTTTGCAAAGAATATAGTTGATAGGCCAACAGTATATTGATCAATATTTTGTTTTGCTAAAGATAAAACTTTTATTGCTGCTTCTTGCAAAATATCTTTAATTGGATTAAGTATAGAGGTATCTGATTGTGGGTTAGGATAGTTAGTGTCATACCCAAAAAGAATCATTCTTCTATTAGAATTCAATGTTTCAAAACTATCTACATTTTTATTGATAAGTTCAATAACCCTATTACATTCGTCAATGTTTAAAAAATTAGATATAACGGTTGGTTCCATTATGAAAGAGCGAAACTTTCATCAGCAGTTAGCCAAAAGGCCAAACTATATCTATCTGTTGAGATCCAGTCTACACCGTGAGTATACTCATCTCCATGTGAGGGAAACATGATTAGGTCTGCTGCATCTGGACAATACTGAAAGGATAACTCTGGAAATCTTAACTTACCACTATACTCTGGCATTGCATTTAAATACAAAACTCCACTAAACATAAACTGTAGATTGTTGTCTTGGTCAGTGTCCTTGTGATATGTTATTATTGCACCTGGATCTTGTTTTGCCATCCAAAAAGAAGATAGAAAGAGTTGTCCATCGTAACTAAATTGAGACTTAGCCTCTTCGCAAGCCTTAGAAGCATACTCAAGCACTAGATCTTTTATGTCAGATAACTCTTCTAGGGTAGGTCTTGAATCGGCATGCACCCCATCTTTTCCAAACTTATAGGCATACCTTTTACCAGTCTTGCTTCTTGGATCAACATAGAACTTTTCTATATTTTTATTTATATAATTAATAAAAGCATTAGAGTCTTCTTCAGATATAAATTGTTGAATAATTTTAATTTTTTCTGGCTTTTCCATATATTCATTATATCAGAAGTTGCCTATGCTATGAGCGTATGATATAATTGTTAGGTACCTGCCCAATAGGGGGGTATATAAATTATTCGCTTGAAAGGGGAATAAAATGGTAAATACATTCGCTATGGATCTTTTTAATGATCCATTTTTTATTGGCTTCAACAGAGAGTTGAATCGCCTAAATCATGCACACAAAACAAACTCACAATCATATCCACCTTATGATCTTCTTAAACTAGATGAAGATACATATAGGCTATCAATTGCTGTTGCAGGCTTTGCAAAAGATAATGTAGATGTAGCAGTTGATAATGGAACTCTTATTATTAAGGGTGAGATTGTAGAGGTAACAGATGCTGAAGTTGTTCACAAGGGGATTGCAGGACGAAAGTTTGTTCGTTCATTTGCTCTTGGTGAGTACATGGAGGTAACTGGGGCTGAACTAAAGGACGGTATGCTTCATATCAGTATTGATCGCATTGTACCTGAAGAAAAGAAGCCAAAGACTATAGAAATTCTATAGTATAATATAACTATTCCGTATATGGTTGCCCATAGGGATTACTACAACGGATGCTCCCCTGATGGGAGGGTCAGCAGGAGTCGAATCTTCGTGGCTGATAGACCTGAGCAGTTGTCTATAAACTGCTCACCTTGACTTTCTGTCCACTGTGATGTATACTTATTATAAGACAAAGGAGATATTATGATTAATGCACTATTTTTAATTCCCGCTTTTTTTATGGGATATGTTGTATGTTATATTGCTATGACATATAAAGTAGATCAAGATAACTAATGCTTAATAAAATTAAAACAAAAATTAAAGAAAAACTATGTAAGCATGAACACACAGTTAATTCTTCTTGCCCATACACAATGAAAACATATACCTATTGTGGGTCATGCAATAAAAGAGTTAAAGTAACACTGAATAGTTAAGGTTTGGCACCAGTAGCCAAGTTGGTTAAGGCACCGAACTCATAATTCGGCTATCGTAGGTTCAAGTCCTACCTGGTGTACTATGTCTCCATCGTCTAGTGGCCTAGGACTCTGCCCTTTCACGGCAGTAACACGGATTCGAATTCCGTTGGAGATGCAAGGTCTTCGTAACTCAGCGGAAGAGTGACACCCTTCTAAGGTGTAGGTCATAGGTTCGAATCCTATCGGGGACGCAATGTTTATGTTATAATAAATAAGTGCTAATAAAACGTAACAAATTTTCAGATCACCCCGTTAATGGTTTTATGAACGATGATTTTATTTGGACACTTACTGGCTTATCTGAAAAATATGAAAATGAAAACTTAATCATACAACCTAGCAACACATATGATTTTTATACAGCAGACAATCCAATCTATAATAATAGCAAGCCTGATGCTGACATAAGTTATAAACTTAACAGTGATGGGTTTAGGTGTGATGACTTTAATAAAGAAAATACAAAGGACAGCATCTTAGTGGCTGGTTGTTCAAACACTTTTGGATTAGGAATTCCATATGATGTTACATGGGGTAACTTACTGAGCAAGAAAACAAAAAGCAAAGATTTTTACAATCTTGGGGTTGTCGCTGCAAGCATACCTGTTATCGTAAACAATTGCTTCAATTTTATTGAAGAGTTTGGTAGGCCAAAAGCAATTTTTATTTTGTTTCCATCAACTGACAGGGGGACAGTGTTTCAAAATTTATCGACAGATCGTGAAGAAAACTTTGTACTAAGAACAGATATGAATGATGTATCAAACATACCAAAAGAGCAAAAAAATAAAATATTTCAAAAACTATCCTTGATTAAAAACTTAGAAATACTTTGTAGTTCATTATCAGTACCTTTATTTTGGTCTATTACAGAAAAAGATTGTGATAGATTAATTAAAGATATAATAAAAGAAAGCAATTATTTTAAAAATTATCATTCAATATTTGACTTTGATGTGCCAGTAGAGGATGATAAACATTTAATGAAGTATAAAAGGTATTGGCATCAGTCCAGGGATGGAATTCATTTTGGAGAATTTTTTAGTAGATTTTTTTCAAACTTAATGTACTTTAAATATAATAAAGATCAAGTCATTTAACTATAAATAACTTTTTGCTAATTATTTTTTTACCAAGTACTTATCCAGTAGATGCCTATAAAACTTATTTTTTGATATCATGTTTGAATAGTTTTCGTGTGGCACAGCATTAGGGTCAATCCACCAATCCTCAAGTGGTTTAGTCTTATCTAAAAGATTTTCAACAACAAGCGTGTATCCATAAGATCTAAAAATCCTCTGAGACTCTTCCTGAATATACTTATGCAAACCTTCGTCCCACCACCTATTATGTTCGTATGTAATAACAGAAAACCTATACTCATCTAGTGGAAGTTGTCTTAAAGCCTGAAGAGTGCTATATGCTGGATGAAGGTCCATCTGAAGATAATCAATTTGTTTTGGAACATTGTTTTCTTTAAAATATTTCCTGTAGTCAAATGTCATAGCGTCTGTGTGTACTACTGGATTCTTTCTTACTGATCTGTATTCATCTACTAAATCTTTGTCTATTTCAAATCCGATACCCTGCCAATTATAGGCTGTTTCAAGTAAATAGGTGTTGTTTTCTTTTTTAGGCCATGCAGAACCAAGTTCTAAATAAAACCCATCTCTCTTTTCTTTTAACACACTAAGTACAAAAGACTCTTGATAGTCGGTACTGTTACTGTCTTTAAATAATTGCATTATTATTCTTTTGGCTTAGGCTGCTTTGGAGAATATCTTTCTATCTTAGACTTAACTCTTCCATCTTTGTATAGTCTAACTATCCAACCATCTTTAATTTGCATTGGGTTAAACGCATGTACTTTTTTCTTTGGCATTATATTGTGTGTCTTTCTGTTTGGTTTCTTGTGTAATCTTTTCCAAAGTCAGCAAACAATGCTTTATCCTTTTCACGATTAACAATTCCTCTTGACCAAGAAAATCCTGCATCTCCACCCCAGGCTAACCACATAATGTAACCGTTAGAAGGATTTGCTGAGTTACCCCAGTCCTTACCCTTTTTATCTACTTCATGTCGTGAGAAGTATGAGAACATTCTTTTAACAGTACTAAGAGATAGAGACTCACCTCTTGCTAACTGCCCTGCACGAGTCCAGCCAACTGCGGTTCCTGCACCTTTAGCCTTTCCATCTTCTTTAAACTTAATTGCTCTACGAGCAGCAGATCTTGCTCCTGCTGGTGGTGAGTATCCTTCAGCCTTTGATACTGAATATGTATCGTACTCAACTGTGTCATCATCTTCAAACAGATCATCTGCCTTTGCAGCAGGTACACAGTTAGGAACTGGTTTGCCATTTGCTCCTGGCTTCATGCCACGCTGTACATATCCATCCCAGCAAGGCGCTTGCTTAGAAATATCTTCTGGGCAACATTCTGACTTTCCAATTGATGAGTCATACATAGCCATAGCAACCTCTGAATCGGCCTCTGAAGAGCATTTAGGGCAGTCTTCATTAAGTTCTTTGCAGGACTCGCACTCGCTGCCCTGGTAGGTGTTTGTTGGCATCATTGAGTCATCTGATTTGTGGCTGGTCATAGTAATTATTATAGCACAGGATACGAAAAAGCAGGCTAAGTGTATAACCTAGCCTGCCTATCGTATTAAGGACTATGCCTTCTTTTTTGCTGCTGCCTTTTTTGGAGCAGCCTTCTTCTTAACTACCTTAGCAGTCTTTAGCAAGGTGTCAACTTCATTAACATCTGGCAGTCTGCCAAACGCTTTATCATTAGGGTTAACTGCTCTCAATACAACTGGCACAAGTGCACCAAGTAATGAATATGCTAGTGTCTGTGGGTCTGTTACTCCAGAGGCATACATTGCTGTTGCTGCTCCAAGAACTGATCTTCCGTATGACGCTAGTGCATTTTTAATTTGTTGATTCATATTATTCCTCCTAGGATATAACTTTTGTTAGTACTGTGAAGCCAATCCATAAGCCAATAATTCCTGCGACTCCCGCAAAAACTGGTGGTGCTGGTACTGGCAATTTGAATGCAGCAAATACTACACCGCATCCAAAACCTGTTAGTATTGATAGCAATATTTCTCTCATTAATTGTCCACTTCTGGTAGTAGTTTTATAAGTTTTTTAGAACTCTCCGCCATTTTGATTGTTGATAGTTTAAAATCTTTTATACTTTCTTTTTCTAAACTATTTATAATTGGCAACACCTCAGATTCAAAATCTTTAATCTTTGCCTGAACTGATTCTATATACTCAAAAGCCCAATCACGAGACTGCGATAAAAAGTTAACAAACCCTTGTTCATCTGAAGAAGCATTCTTTGAATTTTTGAGCAATTCAGACTCAAGTCTTTCTGTAATAAGTGCTTTTTCTATAGTTGACTCTAAAAATTTTTCAAGAAGTTCTACATTTTTTATTTTTGTTTTTATCGTGCTTATCGATAAAAGCGTAACAAAAACAAGAAAAATAGAAAATACTATAAAATCAAACATGCTATTCTTCTAGCAAGATATTCATGTTAATGATGCAGCGAGCCTTTGTGTTTAAAGGTGGCTGCCATGTATGAAAAACCTTGCCACTAAACAAAACTCCAAGACCTGCCTTGGGAGTTACTGACTTGAATAGAGTTAGATCATCCTGTGTTCTGAAGGTTCCATCATACTTTTCATTATAAATATTTGTATCTCCATCACTATCATTAACATAGTAGATAAACACATAGTGATCATCCTTGTTGTCAATATGTGGTGGAGTATGTCGTCTATCTATTGCTGGATGACTTACATTTGATCTTGATCTTGTAATTTCTTTAATCTTTATTCCGTGCTTTTCTGCAAACTTTTGAACAATATCTCTAGCAATCGGGAATACACCTGCTGAATTGTTTTCGTCCATATCGCTATTAACAAAAAGTGGATAGTCTATAAACTTATCTCCAGCAATACCATGTATGCCATCAGTCAGTGCGCCACCAATTCTAGAGTACCAGAACGGCTTTCCATACAAAACATCGTTTTCTATATTCTTAACAGTTTCCTCATTTAAGAAATTGTCATCATAAATAAAAACATCATTAATCATTACTTTCCCTTTCCTCAACTATAATTATACCATCTACAGGAAACTCTATATCAAACAATGATTCAGAGTTTATACTATTATACATCTTCCTTGCCGCCTTCACGAACAAGCAATACGATTGCGCCATTATCTTCCAAAGCCTTTTTGACTCTAATCATATACTCTACTGCAGCCAACTTTTCTTCTCCTGTAAGCCTCATAAAGGTGGGTTCATCTGCTTTTACAGTTAAAAAATGATCGTTATCAACTATGCTTAGTGCAAAGTTTTTTGGTGCTCTTATAGACCTAAAGGCTCTTCTCATGCTATCTGTGTACATTTTAGTCCATCACCAAGTGCTTCCAAGTATCTCCCCAAGATTGCTTTGTCCTGTGATCACTAAACTCTCTAGAGATCTGCCCATTCTCTAAGTATATTCCGCCCCAAACTCCCCACTCTTTTTGAGAAACTCCAACTGCAAAACATTTTTTTCTTACTGGACATTCAGAACATAGATTATCTATGGCTGGACGAAGCAGTTGATCTTCTTCATATTTATCAAAAAATAAATCTGTGTCATATTCTAAACAAGCAGCGCTATCTTTCCATTCATACTTATTCATGCTACCTCACATACTTATTCGGTATCTCCCAGCCAACTTGAGACGGAGTAAAAACTTTTTTAATGAACCACTTATTATTTTTATAAGCGCCATTAACTGCAGATCTTCCTTTTTCAGAAGGATACATCTCAACTACAGACCAGCCATCCCAAGACAAAACTTTCTTGTTGTTGTTTACAATTGCTTCCATTTGATTTAAATCTTTTATGATCATTTTACTTCCTTTAGTATTGATAAATACCAACATCAATATTTTTGAGTTGGGCACTGATAGCAAGTTTTGATAGTTGTTCTTTTGGATTTGATAGAAATGCGAAGTGTGATACATCGCTCATATTTTCTTCAATCCACTCTGGAGCAACTGGATAAAACTTAATCTTTTTTCCACGAGACTTCAATCCTTTTTCTGAAAGATTAGAAAACTCAGAAACCATATTGTTAATATTCTTTGGACCTGCAGTATAAATATAAAAATATGGATCTTCTTGAGACAAGCCAGATAGGGCAACTGCCATGGCTCTTAAAAAAACCTGGTAGTTATCGAATGCACTAGTTCCCTGAACTGCTACGATCATCACCTTCTCCGTCCTTTAGTCTATCCATAATAAACAGCATACGATCTAATTCTACCTTATCCATACCCATTGTGTCAACTAACTTTGTGGTCTCTTTATTTATGAACCCATCTTCCATATCTGCCATATAGAAAAGGTTATCCTTTACCCAATAAGCACATTCATCAACTATTATCACTCTTACATTAGTTCTTTTTTCATATTTAATTGATTGTGTTTCTGGTATTTTTTTATAAAATGATTCAACTGGTATTAAATGTTTAACCATTTCATGCATAGAACTTTGCCTATATTTTATGCTAACTATCCTGTCTATGTTAAATATTCTAGGCCTTCCATATTTGCCGACAAAATAAAGAATTATCATTGTCGAAAAGGATCCAATAAAATATTCCATCTGTTCCTACTTTGACTTAAGTATTCTTATAATTTCTTTCAATGTATATTGATGATTCTTATCAAGTTGTGAGACTGCATCGGAATCTAAAGCCTTAGGGGTTATTTTTACGATAGGATTTTTTAATGTTATATCCATAGATATAAAGCCGAATTGCCAAAGTGCCATGGCCTCTTGAGAAAAATAGTTCGTAAATTCATCGTGAAGAGATGGATTAATATCTTTCATTTTATGAGTAATGTT